TAGCACAGATAACGGTGTCAATTGAAGAGTTAAGTGGGTTACCACGTCCATCTTTCTTAAGACCGTGAATAATGTGCATAGCTTCAAGAGCAGCAACTGATGGAACTGGAGATGGTGTAGCACCGTCTTCGATAACTGTTGACCAGTTAGCTCCACCGTCTTCACGTAAGTGATTTCGTGACCAGTATTCAACACCGTCAGCAGCAGTAGTATCAACTACACGTGCTTGAGCAGTTACGTTGTTTACAGGAGAGAATACGAATGAAGTGTTGAAACCTTGTTGTAGCAAACATTGAGCATAGTACTCTTTAGTTTGTTCAATTGATTTCTTAACATCAACGATTTTCTTTTCCAAATCTTTTCCAAGACCTTCAGTAATTTTTGAACGGTCACCTTTCTTGAACATGTAAAGGTATGTTTGGAAACCAATACGTACATCTTTTCGAAGTTGTTGTTGGGTATAGATTTTTTGGAAACCAGCGATAGGTGCGTCTGGAACTGGAATACCACCTTCTGTGATAAATTCAGCCATTGACAAACCTGTGATACCAGCTTGTACTTCTTGACGGTCAGAAGTTTCACTTTTTGTCATGAACTTCATGTACTCATCGTACTTGTTTTTTAATTCTACTTTAGGGAACAATTGTTTTGCAGTAGTATTGATTATACTCTGCATTGGTCCTAGTTGTAATGTTGTTGGATTCATATTATATGGTTAGTTTTAAACTATACAAAGATTACTTTGATAAGCTTGTCTGCTGCGACTCCTACAACACCTACTTGGCGAACGATACCAGCAGCATCATCTGTACCAGTGTTGTTGATTGCTCCAGCGTTTGTTGCAACCATTCGTTGTCCGTTGTGCGCAACATCAGAGTTATTTGTTGAAGCAACGATATATTCTGCTCCAGCCATTTTTAGTTCTACTCCAACCTGTGTTAGAGCTTGACCAGCTTTTACGGTTTCTGTGAAGATTCCGTATGTTTCTGGTGCAGTTGTTGCTGCAGTTACTGGTTCAATAAGACCAGTTGTTGAGTCAAATGCTGCCATAGTAGCAAATTCAGTAGCTGTAGTTGCATCTTTTTGAGCATATTGAACATTGCGAGATTCAGGATTTCCTGCGAGGTAAATAGACATAGGTCAATAATTTAATTAATTAATTCAGTTAAACTATTCACCTATGAGACTTATCTCGATTACAGACCTAGTTGTTTAAACGCAGAGTCAAGTTGTATATCATCTGGTGTAACATCTTTAGCTTGTTTAGCTTGGGATGTTCCACTAAATGTTGTAGACTTAATCTTTTGTTGTAAATCAACTGCTTTACTGATTGTTTTACTCTTGTCTTCGAATGCATCTGATTTTATATCAGAGTTTTCGTAAAAGTGTTCCATAAGACCTATAACTTGCTTTTTGTTCATTTGCTCCCACTTAATTCCTGTAGAATTTAATGTTTGCAAGAACTCATCGGCTAGTTCGTCATCCTGGAACTCTTTTTTAGAGGCAAGAAATTCTTCAACTGTATCAGATAGTTCTTCTTTGACTTTTTTTTCTGCAAGGAGTGTACTCACATCTTCTGCTCGTACAAATCCTGCTTTTTTAAGTAAATCCGACAGTTTCTCTAATTCAGTATCATCATCAGTATCTAAATCAAGTTCAGAGTTATGTGAAATGTTTAACTGTTTCTCTGCTTTTTTTGTTTCAGCAAGTTCACGACGCAGAGTACGCTTATCTTGTTGGTGTGCTTCAATTTCTTCTGCTGTTTTAGCTGAAGCAATTTGAGCTTGTTTCTGTGCAATCTTTTCTCTTATCTTGAAAGATGCATCAGATTCACCTTTTGCTTTGACTATCGGCTTAGCCTCTACTCCAGAATTGTCATCTGTCTCATCAGGGTCACCAGATTCATCATCGCTTTTTATATTATTTTGTTCAGTAGTATCACCCTCTACTGTTTGTTCATCAGATTCTTCTATTTCTTCAGAACTGACATCTTCTAACTCGTTAAATGCATCATCAAATGCTTTTACGAAGTCTTCCGTAGTCAAATTAGTTTCTTCTTCCATACAGACGCTTGTTATACAGTAAGCTGACTGAAGTATGTTGCTTGTATCATAATACAAACTTTTAACTTTGTCAAGTACTTTATATACTATTTATAAATATTCTCCAACTTTTCGACAAGTGGTAGTAGGACTTCTCCCTCTTCTATAGAAAAACCACCAGGTTTAACTACCTTTAGGTTATCTAGTATCACTGTTTCTAAACCTTTAACAATAGCAATATCCTTTGTAAGAGCTATAGCTTTTTCTTTGTTTACAATCTCGTTTCTCTTACCTGACTGGTCAGTTTCAATTCGGTATTCAACCTTCTCTTTCTCTTCATCGTCTAGGTAGCAATCGTTACGGAGTTTATTAGCATGTTTTGTGACATCTAATGGGTACTTAAAAATAGATAAGATATTACTTAGTGCGCTCCTTTCTAGGATATTTAGACTTATAGATTTAATCTCCTCCATAATTAGTTACGTGGGTACTTATATTTAGATAAGATATTAGTCATTTTTGTAAAATGAGACTTTAGAGTTACACCAATTTGTTCTACATGAACAGATGGAACATGTACTGTTGCTCTATGGCACCCAAGTGCTACAAGGTCTTCGACAGCAAGGTCAGAGTATTTACCAGGGACAACAACTGTCAATGGAATACCGTTACCTTTAACGTCTAGTGGATCAATAAATAGCTTGAAACCGTCATTTGGGTGGAAAAATTCATGGAATAAATCAAGTACAGCATCAAGGTCTGCTCGTTGTCCATAAGTAACTTCTGAACCTAGTTCACTCATGACTTGTTTCTTTTTCCATTCTGGTACAGCAATTGGAAAATATGCATCAGCCATTTGTTTTTCAAATGCAGCTTGTGCAGCGGTAGGAACTCGTTTATATTCTGGCGCAGCTCGTAATTGTGATATTGCATCATCAATAGAAGCTAATAACTCAGTTGCATTAACAGTTTCAACTACTTCATCTGCTTTAACTGCTTCAGTGGTAGTTTCTGTAATTGTTTCTTCAACTTCTTTCGTGGTAGCTACGTCTTCCACTAACTCTGCTTTTTCAGTAGCAGTAACTGTGTTTGTTTTTCGTGGCATAATTATAATTAATTATTATCTTCTAATTTGTAAGGACTTTCTACTGGTAGAATATTTTCATCTATATCAGTAGGAACATCACTAACACCAACATCGTCCTGTTGGGCAACTTCTTCTACATTACTCTCACTTGTTTCACCAGTATTTAGTTTTTCGAGTTCATCCTTAAATTTATCAACATGAGTTCTCATTACGTATTCCTTTTGGTAGTCTTTAATGTTTTTCATCGCCTGTTTAATCTTTTCTGTAGATACAGTTTCAACGACATCACCATTTATTTTTCCCATGTTGTATAGCTCTTCTGCTACAGCAACTTCAAGCGGTGTTTTAACAGTAAAGTTGAATGATATTTCGTCACCTTCTTTGAAGTCTTTTGAACATACACCAGATATAGTTCTAACAACATCAACAAAATCCATAGACGATGTTGCTATTGATGACATACCAAGATATTCTTTATTTAAATTTTGAATAATAAGTTCCATTATTTCTTCTAGCGAAATAACAAAGCTCTTACTTCTTCGTGTAGCAGTAAAACGTACTAGTTTATTTTTGATAGCTTCTTCTGAGAAGTTTATCTCTACAGTATAGTCTCTTTTACGAGCTACTAATGCTTTTTCATCTTTTTTTTGTTTTTTCATACAGTTTATAACTAGATTATTTTTTATTAATTGATTAGAAGTGAGTCTAGCCTATCCTTTAATGCGTCGATAAACTTTCTTTCACCATCTATTTCTGCAGCTCTTACAATTGTAGTAAACTCATCTTTTTGAACACGCATCTGGTTACCTTGCTCCCTAACCATCTTGTCAATAAACATCTTTATTGAGTTTATAACTGTTGGGTTCGATATATGTACAAATTCATTCATACTTATTGAGGTTGTGAGCTAGCCATTGTGCTGTCAAGCTTTCCTACTGAGGCATTATATGCATCTTGCATTTGATTACCTACTTGCGGAAGGTTGTTCACATCTTGTGTGATAGGCATACCTACATCTTGCATTTTCTGACCTGCTTCAGCCATTTGGTTTGCGGCAGCTAACTGTTGTAGACCTGGTTGTACAAGTTCTCCTTTCATCGCTTGGTCCGCTATTTCTTTTGGAAGCCATGTATATACGTCAAGTTTCATTGCTTCTAAGTATGCTACCAACTGTTTCATGAGTGCCTTTCCAAGCATTGGGTCTTGTTGTGCAGCTTGTAATGCTTGCAATGTCATCTGTGATATGGATGGAGCAAGTGAGGAAATTTTTTGCTGTGTTAGTTCTTCAGAAGGTTGCAACAGTGAGTTAGGGTCAACTGTAATTGTAAGAGTGCTAGACAAAGGATTAAACCCTCTGATAACTTCTACGCGTTTCATAAGTTCTGTACGAACATATGTCGATGGTGAGTTCTCGTCGTATTCAACCTTATCATCTTCTGTTTCTGCTTCAGAATTTATTCCCAAGTAAAAAGGCATTGTTATTTTCTTAGCAAATGTTGCAAATACTTCACCACCCTCTTCAGATAATTCAGGAATTTCCTCAACAAAGTATGTTGGGTTATTTTCAATAAAAGTATCCAACGCTCCAGTAGTTGCAAATGACTGAACCTTTGGTAGAGCATAGTGTGTTTTAAAGTAAGAACATGTAATGAATGCATCTCGTTTAAGAGCGTTAATTACTGAATTACGAGGAATAGATAGGCGTTGTAACGCAGCTTCTTTTACAATAACTGTAGCACCAAGAGTTGTTTCACTTCCTAGACCTGAAAGAACTTCGGGTAGACCAGTAGTTTCATCTAGTGATTGCTTTTCATTTTGGATATAACCCATTGCAGCAGAAGGGTTTCCAGTTGTGCGTACAACTTCGATTTCTGAACCTGCCGTAAGTTGGTTAATGATGTTAGAGCCACGTTGGTATGTTTTTGTTCCTTGTGCTCCTGCTCCTAGTTGGAATAAAATAGGTGAAAGCTCAGATTCAATCTGCTGTGCTGTCATCACATCTAAGTGATTCATCATTGCACTGCTACCACGACCTAATTCCCACAGACCAACACCATAAGGGTCTCGTTCATTCCGAACGAAGAAGTTAGCAGTACTGATTGAAGCGTAACCATCAGGACTATCAAGTTCACCTTCAAACAAAACGTACTGACCACACATAATCAAATATGTGTTAGTTAATTCGTTTTCGTAATATGTAACTGTTCCATGGGTCTGCTCTTTTTCAGAGTATTCTCTTTTTCCTTCTTCTGATAACTGGCATAAATCAAGCTTCTTCTTGTTTACCTTCTTAACACCCATCATTTCAAGACGTGTGATGATTTCCTCTACAGGTAAGTCTTCTTCATACAAGTATTCTGTCTTAGACCAGTAGTCTGAGTTTTTATACCCCACTCCTACCCAAACACGTGATGGGTCCAGAGCCAAACGATAAACATCATCAAATAAGACACGCTCTGTTTCAAATGCACCAGATTTAACTGGTTGACGTACTTCTTTGTAAAATGTTTTTATTGCACCGAATCCTGTTGTAGCTGTGTTCTGTACAAAAGATTGCCACGCTGGCATTGCGTTACCTCCTTCCATTTCCCATGTTCGTTTCCATAGTTCATAGTTTGCACGAGCCCAAATCTTTTCATCTGATTCAAAATTAGCATCTGGAATCTTAGAACCAAGTAGTGATACAGCAATCTGCACCTTAGAGAATACATGAGGCTTCTTTGTCATTGGAATAGACGTAGTAGCTGTAGATGTAGCATGTGAAAGTGTAGGAATATAATCAACATCACCACTAGGTAATGTATAGTAGTTTATTTTATATCTATTTGAAAATTCACCATTGTGAGACACGTTTTGGTTAACAGTATCAACCAACTCAGCATCTACCTGACGTAGAATTTCATCATAACGACGACGATGAACAGTGTTTTTCATCTCATCCTTCTTTTTAGAAAGAGTATCCCACTTTTCTTTGTTTTCAAGTAGTCCTGATTTGTTTTTTTTGTTGTCTTTAGAAGAAATATCTGTTTTTTCCGCTAGTTCTTCTAAAATTAATTCTGAATGTGACATATTTGACGTAATCATAAAACATTTTTTACGATTTGTCAACTATTTTACAATAAATTGTGTTTTTGTGCGTATTCTAAGTACTCTTCCATTGTAATTTCTCCAAAAGCAACAGCCATTCGTGTGTATTTCTTCTCTGGAGAATCTTTTTTCTTCTCTTTTAGCTCTGCATTTAGAGAACCATAAGCAACAGAACATGCCATGACACAGTCATCGTGCTTTCCAGGAAGCGCTTCAAACTTACCACGCTTGTTCATGACAAATGTTTGCATTTCTTCTAGTAGTGATTTGATATACCAAGTATCTATAGTATTAAATGCAACCTTTAGTGATATAAGCCCAAGCTGTCGTGTCTTTGCATTTGTGTCCCAACCAATCTTATCAGTGTATTTACGAGTAGTCTTGTCATAAGATTGCTGAATGTACATGTTCGGGTACTCAAAATCTTTCACAAGTCTATCGTTTACATAGTACCCATCTTTGTTTGATTCTACTACTAATTTTGCAGTACTATAATATCTTCCGATACAGTTCAAATCTTCAGCAAATTCATAAGGCTCTCGTCTTACTCTATAAAAAGCAACTATTTCTTTTGTACTATTATCAATAACGACAGCTACAGAAAAGTCACCGTCATCAAGACCTTGCCCAACATCGGCACCTGTAGTGTACTGTTTACCAGTTTCAGGCTTTTTGTAGACCATAAATTTTCCACGATTATTCACCATTAGCTCTCCACCAAAAATATCATAAGCTGATAATGGTTTATTATCATTAATCTTTTCAATCATTTGAGATACACGTCTTTGTGAAAAGAAACACTGACCAGAAGCTAAGAATGCATCTTCTGGTGTGGTAGGAAACTCTTGAAACAAGTACTGTGTGTCTTTACCAACCCCTAACCACTTTAGATAGTACCATGTAATTTCTTTATCTGTTAAGTTGTTATCTTTTTGGAACTCAACCCAGTCGATGTCGATAACTTCCATGTCTTCTGCTGGTATTATTTGGGTTACCTGAGATATTTGCCCTTCATCGTAGGTCCAGTTAAAGAATAATGGAAAACACATTGTCATTGCATATGGTGAACCAGGTAGTATTCTACTACGTTCCTTCCAAGAAGCATTAAATGTTTCGTAGAACAAACCCTGTGCACCTTCTGCTGTGGACTCAATAAACAACTTGTGTCCAAAAGAAAGAGCAGAAATTGAACCAGATAGGATTTCTGTAGCCCTAATAGGGTCTTTTTTAGACATCTTACCGAGCTCAGAAATATGAGTATGTGTAGGAGTACCAGAACGTGATGACACAAGCACAGAGAAGATGGAGGTATCCCCTGTTTTAGGTTT